CATTCCTAGACTGGCAATGTTTCTTGCTGTAATGCGTCCTGCTAAAAAACACTTGCAAGGGTTGACATGGAAAGAAGTCGCAAAGACTGTATGGGATAAGGATAGTGATGGCTATAGCTTCAAGAAAAGTCACGCCATTGCTTACGCCCAGCTTGTAGTTGTGCATATGAACCTGTTACAAGAGAAGAATTAAAAATGAAACCATTAGTTAAAGTTGAGAAATCATTTCCGATTACTATTCACATTGCCGGAAGTTATCCCGTAGCAGAAAAGATACTAAAGAAGTATTGTGACGAAGTAGGATTCTGTGTCACTCTCAAGATGGTAGAATACATCTACAAGGGAGGAACTGAACACGGGATACAAGTAGGATTAATTAACTACCCACGCTTCCCTTCAGATCCTGCAACACTGACTGCTAAAGCAATTGAGATTGCTGAACTACTCCGTGAGGGAATGAAACAGGAATCGTTTAGTGTTGAAACTCCTGTTGAAACAATTTGGTATAGCTATAGAAAAGGTGACGTAACCAATGACTGAATATAACTTAGAACTATTGCCTGAAGGCCATCCGCAATTACTTGATACTTCAACTGAATGGGATTTTGAAGTTGACGGCAATCCTGAGGAACTTATCAAGGCAATGTTCAAGTTCATGATTGAAAATGGGGGAGTTGGTCTTGCTGCCCCTCAAGTTGGGATCCAGAAAAGAATCTTTATCATGGGCAACTTTCAAAAACTAGTTGCTTGTATCAATCCAAAGATTGTGTCACTATCCGAAGACAGAATTGTTGATATGGAAGGATGCTTGAGCTTCCCTGACTTGTTCATGAAAGTTAAACGCGCAGGGTCTTGCAATGTGCAGTATCAGACAGTAACCGGTGAGGTTGTTGAGCGTGAATTGACTGGATTAGAAAGCCGTGTGTACTTGCACGAGTTTGATCATTTGTTTGGGGTAACGTTTGACCAACGAGTAGGTGACTTGACTTACAAGATGGCTAAGGATAAAAGAAAGAAAGAACTAAAGAAGAAAGCTAGAAAGAACTAAACTATGTCAACATTTGATACGAGTACTAACTATACATTAGCCGGTGTTGCCGATCATGTTACTGGTAAAAAGGTAATGTCCATTATGGAAAAATATCTTAATCAGCAAATGTCAGAAGAAATGCTAGATAATATTATTCAAGATATCAAACTTGAGTTTGGAGAAGATCATCCGGCGAAAGTAAATCTAGATGATGAAACTAATGACATTCAAATCATTGTCAAGGATAGCAATGGCAGATATATTAAGTGTTCTTCACTTACACTTTTCCCTAATCGGGATTAAGGCATTCTTTTTACAAGTGTAATACTTCTACGCTTTGCTCTTTTCTTAGTGAAGTCTGTCATACTAACGACGGGTCCGTGAACTATATCTAACCCTTTGTTGTTGAATGTTTTGATGAATGGCTTAAAGATAATCCATTCTTCTTTCAAAAAAATATTGATGGGAATTGATCTATTTGATTCCCACCACCAAATATCACCTAATTCTAAGAACTTAGCCCTAAGTTCGGGCTGCACTATCGCTCCATAGTCATACATTGTAGTAACAGTATCGTCTCTGTTTTGGATAATACCCACGTAATCTTGGTTACTATATGTACATATAGTAATGAACGGGTGGTTTTCGCTTAGTCTTTTGAAAAATTCTTCATTCATAATTCTAATCTATTTACACCGTTTTACCCAAACTATTTATTTTAGTAATAAATACTTGACAAGGAGAAAGATTTGTGTACGCCACCTCAGTTTTTGTATATGTCCAAAGACAAATCGTAGTACTCCTAACAGGAAACTCACCGAGAAAATATATGCCACAATATGCTAAACCACTAACTCTACATAAGGGTGTTGACAACAGAATTCAATTTCAGTTCTTGAATCAGGAACAGAAGCCCGTAGATATTACTGGAAAAAGCATTACTTGTAGAATCTTGAATTATGATGGCACTGAGATCCTAGTTTCAAAAGCACTTGATTTAGATTATGCCTTAACCGGAATTGCGTCTTTAAGATTAAATGCAGCAGAAATTGAAGACATTCCTGCACAAAAAGCATTTTACTCGTTAGAAATTCCTGAGGGCGCATTTGACTTTCCAGTATTCGTTGATCAGAATGCAGGGGCAAGAGGAGACATGAATATTGTCAACTCAATCCTTCCTTCCTTTGTTCCTTCTTCGGTTATTACAATTCCAACAGGACAGCCCTTCCCCAATATTAGCAATAGCTCAGGCAACACCAACGTTGTTTACTACACTAGTGTAATCAACACAGAAGATAATCCAGTATTGACTATTCAAACAAAGTATGATGAATATTATGGCAACATAACTATTCAGGGTTCTACTATTGTTGATGGTGACTGGTATGATATTCTCAATGACACGGACTTGGCCAATGTAACTGAGACTAGAGGTTATACTATTCATGGCTACCATCCTTATGTTAAAGTAGCATTTACTAGCAATTCGGGCGCGGTAACCAATATTCTTGCACGTTAACTCTTATTATGTTACAATCAGTTTGTGTTTGATATACTGACCATCATACCTGGTAGAAAGAAAACAACTGCAAAGGGCTGGGTAAGCTTCAATGCGGTCTGCTGCCATAATCGCGGTCACAAACCCGACAGACGTATGCGCGGCGGCATCAAGTTTGACGAAGATGACAACTGGTCCTATCACTGCTTTAACTGCGATTTCAAATGCAGATTCACATTGGGTAAGTCACTCAGTAAAAATCTACGTCTACTGTTAGGGTATTGTGGAGTATCAGACGAATTAATTACAAAATACAACTTTGAGAGCTTGCAGCAAAAGGATTTGATTGACTACGTTAAAGTCAAGCGCAAGAAACTTAAAGTTGTATTTAAGGAAACTGAACTTCCCGAAAATGCTATATTGATTGATGAGAATAATATAGAGCATAAAAAGTTTGCAGACTACATTCATGATAGAGGATTATCTGTAAAAGATTATCCCTTCATGATTACGCCTGACGAAGAAGGAAGAAATAGCAACAGAATTATTATTCCATATACTATGGATGGTAAGATCGTAGGTCATATCAGCAGATATCTAGACAATCGCATCCCTAAGTATATCAAGGAGCAGCAGCTAGGATATGTATTTGGCTTAGATTTACAAAAGCCCGAATATGAAGTGTGTATTGTCGTTGAAGGTATTTTTGACGCACTGAGTATCAATGGATGTGCATTGACACACGACACTATCAGCGATGAGCAAGCAGAATTATTGCGTAGACTAAATCGTAAAATTATAGTTGTTCCCGACTTAGATAAGACAGGGATGCAGGTATGCGACAGAGCATTAGAATTAGGATTTCACGTATCTATTCCAAACTGGAGTGAGGAAATAAAGGATACCAATGATGCTATAAGAAAGTACGGGAAAGTCCCTACACTACTAAGTATCTTACAATCAGCTACTAACAGTAAAATCAAATTGGAAATGATGAGGAAGAAAATTGCTAAAAGAATATAATACTGATGTTCAGGAACTCTTTTTACGAATGATGGTTACTAACGCTGAGTTGTATACTCGTGTTATGAACATCATGAATCCTCAAAACTTTGATCGTAGATTACGTCCAGTTGCAGAATTCATTGTGGAGCACACTACTAAGTACTCCATCATGCCTGACCCTACGCAAATCAAGGCAACTACTAGCGAAACGATTGATCATATCCCTGAACTTGATCAGGGACACTATGATTGGTTTCTAGAAGAATTTGAAGCATTCACTAAGCGTCAGGAACTTGAACGTGCTATTCTCAAGGCAGCAGACTTGCTTGAGAAGGGCGAGTTTGATCCGGTTGAAAAGCTAGTCAAGGACGCAGTGCAAATCAGTTTGCAGCGTGATATGGGTACAGATTATTTTGCTGATCCTCAAGAACGATTGAACAAGTACTTCAATCAGGGTGGTCAGGTGTCTACTGGCTGGCCCCAGCTTGACAGACTTATGTATGGTGGTATGAGTCGTGGTGAACTTAACATCTTCGCCGGCGGCTCTGGTTCTGGTAAGTCTCTTGTTATGATGAACATCGCACTTAACTGGCTTGCACAGGGTCTAAGTGGTGTTTATGTGACCCTTGAACTTTCAGAAGAATTGACTTCGCTTCGTACTGACGCCATGCTTACTAGTATGAGTACGAAGGATATTCGTAAGAATATGGAAGACACTGCATTGCGTGTTAAGATGAACGGCAAGAAGATGGGGCAGTATCGTGTTAAGGCATTGCCTGCACAAAGCAACGTCAACGCTATTCGTGCATATATCAAGGAAGTGCAGATTCAGACAGGCATCAAGATTGACTTTGTTATGATTGACTATCTTGATCTTGTTATGCCTGTCAGTGTCAAGGTCAATCCAAATGACCAGTTCATTAAAGACAAGTATGTGTCGGAAGAACTTCGCAATCTAGCGAAGGAGCTTGGCATTCTTATGATCACAGCCTCGCAGTTGAATCGTTCGGCTGTTGAAGAAATTGAGTTTGATCACAGTCACATTGCAGGTGGTATCTCTAAGATCAATACTGCGGACTATGTGTTTGGTATCTTCACTTCACGTTCTATGCGTGAGCGAGGCAAGTATCAAATTCAGTGTATGAAATCTCGTAGTTCTACTGGTGTTGGTCAAAAGATTGACTTGGAATATAATATTGATACTATGCGTATTACTGATGAGGATCCAGAAGAAGGCAGGACTCATACGCAGACTCCAGCACAATTAATGAATCAAATCAAAACTACGAGTTCAGTAAGCGAAACTGTTAACAACCTACCTACTACAGAATCAAAAGTCATATCAAATACTGAAGGGGCAAAACTAAAATCACTGTTAAATTCTCTCAAGAAAAACTAAAGATTGACTAAATACAATATAGGAATCTTTACTATTATGCAAAAGAAAACAAAAAGCCTTCTTGAGGAATTACAGTCTTTTGGTGACACTAGGGATATGAATCATATCATTGAATCCCGTGCATCCAACATTATTACTAGTGCTATCAATTTAATTGAGTTGATGCAAAAGCAATATTCTTCCGAAAAGGCTGAACTTCTTGAAAAGAAGCTTTTGAGTGCAATCAAAAGTAAGGATCAGGCAAGATTCACTAAGACCTTGAGGAAGAAAAATGAAAATTAATGAAATCAATCAACCCAAGAATCTTAACGAGGGCACATTTATGGATCTATTATTGGGTCCAGAATTAGCAGGTAAATATAAAAAGACAGATCGCCACGCAGAAGCCGAGCGTCTTTTCCTGGATGACTTCATTGATGATGCAACAGTTTCATTGAATAATGGAATAAAGTCTGGTTTGGTTGATCCTAAACTAACAACTTCTACTACTGGCGCAGCGCCAGCAGAGCCGGTTGATCCTAGCTCAATTAAACCAACGGCCCCGGGCAAACCAGCCACTGGAGCAAGTGGTGCAGCCGCATATAAAGCACAACAACAGACCTCACAGAATATTAATAATTATGTCAGAGGCGCGGCGCAAGCTATCAATAAAACTACTGACAAAAATCAAAAAATTGCTTTAGCAAAAGAACTAGTCAATACAATGGCTGACCGTCAGGGTACTCCCGAATGGAATAATGCAGTAGCAACAGTGCAGCAAATTATTAGAAGAAGCGGACTGGATTCAAGCTTTGCTAATGCCGCAATAAACAATCTAAAGACCGGAAAAACAATGTCAGAAGCATGGAGAATTTATTTTGCCAACATGCTTTTAGAATCTGTAGGAATCACTTGGGAGCAAATTGGCCTATGTGTTCTTAAAGAAGGGACAGACTATTACGTTGCTGATAAAAAATATGCAAAATTAAATTACATATTTGAAAGCATTGTAGAAACAGACGGCGCACAAAGCATATCTGATTATATGACAGATTGGTTTGATCTTTATATGCAGGGTGTAGATTGGAGAAGAAAGCAAAGCATAGTCATGCCTGCTATTAAAGACGTAGAAAAAACATATAAGACTGATTCAGGAAAAGCAGCACTAGAAAAATTAGGACGCTTAGCATTCGCATTATCAGGTCCTGCAGGACAACCACCAGCCGGCGCCAAAGACATTAAACCAGCAGCTCCTGCTGCGCCTGCTGCCCCAAACAAAAGATTAAACCCAGATCAATTAGCCGCAGATTTAGCATCGCTTAAGCCAAAAGAGCGTGAAGAAGTACTCAATAAAGTTAAGGCTGCTACTAAATGAGTGATATAAGATCATTACTAAACAAGCTTGAAGAAATCAACACAGTTATTGTGGAAGCTAAAGGTCACTTAGACCACCCAGAAGATTTGGTATTTTTAGATGATGAAGCTGGCGCAAGACGAGCTATTCAAGCTATCGTTCAAACAGTTGAAAATCCACAAACAGTTACTATTAAATGGGATGGTTATCCTGCATTAATTTTTGGTAGAGGACCTGACGGTAACTTTACTATAATGGATAAGCACATGTTCAATAAAAAAGATGGCTCTGGTAGACAAGTATTCAGTCCCAAAGCATTTGTTGAATATGATAAAGCTAGAGGTGTTGACCGCGGCGAATTGTATAATCTAATTAACACAATTTGGCCTGGTCTAGAAGCAGAAGATAGAGGCTCTAACGGCTATTATTGGGGCGATCTTCTATTCAGCAGACCATTAGAGGATGAAAATGGGGTATTCAAGTTTAGAGCCAATCCAAATGGTATTGCATATACTGTTGACACCGACAGTGACGTAGGTAAACTGTTAGCTGATAAAGTAGCCGGTATCGCTGTTCACCAGTTTATTCCTGCTAATGCAGCTAGTACAGATGATGCTACACCATTGAATGGTACTATTGGTAATCTACAGAACACGAGCAACGTTGCTATTGTTCCTAGTAAGATGCCAATCACTCCGAGGTTGAAGCTTCCCAAACGTCTAGTAAACATCGCTGAACGTGAGTTAAATCAATATGGCCCAGCTATCAGTGATTTGATGAACACTGCTCCACAAGCAAGGAACACATTCAACCAGTTGTTCACAACATACATCAATAAGAAAATTGTATCAGGCAATCTTTCTAATCTTATCAGAGGATTCATGGAGCACGTTGAAAGTCGCCCTATGAGTGATAAGATGAAGGCTAAGATCAACGAACACTTACAAGAAAATAAGGAAGGACTATTGGGTGCATTCAAGGTCTGGATTGCTATTTACAATCTTAAGATGGCAGTAGTAGAGCAACTTAACAAGGCAGCAGAGAATAGTCCTGTTAAGGGCTATCTGCAAGATGGCACACAGACCCAAGAAGGCTTCGTGAGTCAGGGCTTAAAGTTTGTAGATAGAATGGGCTTTTCACGACAAAATCTTGCAGGCCGCTAACCCAAAACCGGTGTTTTTTTCGTTCAGGCATAAATAATAGTATGAGCTTCGGCTCACATTTATATAAGGAAAACGAAAATGGCACAATTTACTCGCGTCAACGGTGACTTCCAGCAAGTTCTACACTTGGATGCACCAGCATACACCAACGAAGGTTCAACCTCAGCAATTGATTCTGCTGTAACTGTACAGCCTCAGGGTCCAAAGCTTGAGTTCTTCACCATCACTGGTAATGGTTCACAGGTAGCTGACAACATCAATGCAGTATTCCAAACTGTTCAGCAGCTTGCAACTGTATACATGTACGAATACACCAACGCAACTGATGACACTCTAGCTGTTGCTGTATATCCAGTTGGTGCATGGACAACCACTACACTTGACAACGCTTTGTCAAATGCATGGACTTCAGCAAACGTTGCTGTAACTGCAACTGCAACTTTCACTAACTAATAGTTAGTAAAACTAATCTACGAAGGCCCGGGGATATTATTGTCTCCGGGCTTTTTATTATCTAAATACATATATGTCACATCGTATATGTTGTTATACACTTTTTGATATTACCCAAACTGGCGTCCTAAATAGGTCAAAGCCACAAGAAGCCGATGTGCAAGATTGGATTTTAAAAAGAAATACACAATGCAACTTCGATACGATACTACAAGTCATATCATTACGCTCTCAACCTGACATTACAAAGGCGCCAGCAAAGTTTCAACTTAAAGAAACAGACTTAGATAAGTTTGGATTTTTGTTTAATATAGATGACACCACTACACAATATTATTGGAAGTTTGAATTTGAAGTGCATCACTCAAGCGTTTTTGAAAATGGTATAGTTACGTTTGGTGCACTTTATAAAGATTGTGAGGGTGTTCCTATGATACTTTGTCCGAATCAGATTAATGGCATCACTCCTTTTCTTGATATAACAGATGAGTTAAGAAACATCTACTTTGAGGCTTTATGATTAACCTAAAGATATCCAAACTAGCTAAATTCTTTGATCAAGAGCTTGAAGATGCAAAGAAAATCTTGATAGTCTCTAATAATGGGGTATATGAACTATTTGGTAGATTCATGATTGAACCAAAGAAGTCATACTTTTTAGTAACTGATTTCAAAACAAAAGAGGCAGTAGAGTTTTCGTCATTAAAGTATGCTATGGCTTGGTGTATTTTACTTGACAGCAACAAATATGTTGATTCTCGTAGGCTTCACTCATTAGACCTAAAGCTTTGCAGCTTATACACCGATATTGCAGTACATCGTAAACTATTAAAAGCAGCAAATGATTCTGATGCCAAGCTTCTATACAAAATAAAGCTACAGGAAGACTCGTTCAAAAGAAGAACAGTGATCAAAGAGATTGATACTTACATAAATAATTCAAAGACATTGCAGGGCAGAAAGTTCAATACCAAGAAAGAACATAAATTTAAATACCTGTGATAAATACTATATCAACACGGAAGACTAACCTATGAAACTTACTGATTTAGATACTGCAAACGCCCCTGTAAAGGCACTAAAAGAAAACTTTGCTATGGACTTTGATGTGTCAAGCCTAGACAAGCCAAAGACCGCTGCTATGCTCAACAAGGTAAAGAAGCTTATCGGCGAATCAAAGCGTTCACCTGAGTTCCACAAGGCTCAGCATAACCCTGCTTACTTGAAGCTTGTGTTTATGGAACAGGCCCTATCTCAGCATATGAAGGTTGCTAAGGCCCCTCGTATCGTTGTTGAGAACGAAGAAGTTGAAAAGTCACAGGTTATCCTTGCTGCACAGGACATGATTGACACTGTGCAGAAGATGTACGAAGATGTTAATGACATGCTCGTTAAGGAACTTCCAGCACTTGTTGACTCAATCCAGAGCGAAATCGGCGCAAACGAAAGCGACTCGTTCAACCAAGCAGCTAATCAAGCACTAACCACATTGAATGCTTCACTTCAAGAAGCACAGACTGCACTTAAGGGTGCATTGGGTGGATTAACTGGTCAGGGTGCAGGCGATGCATTTGCAGCAGGTGCACCTGAAATGGATGCAGATATGGGTGCAGAAATGGGTGCTGATCTAGGTGCTGATGACGAAGCAGCATTGAATGCTCCTGAAGGCGATCTTGATCTTCCTCCTGTTCCTGATATGGACGATGAAGAAGAAGCACCTCTTGCGGCAGCAGGTCGTGCAAAAAGATAATGTTTCTGTTTGAGCTTGATCAAGGTGATGCTCTTGTAGCAAAGATCGTTGCCTTGACCAGTCAATTAAAGCAAGATTTAGAAGACGGAGAGATCGGTACCGATTACACCGTTGATCAATTATTGGACTACTTCCAAAAGTATGATGTTATATTAGATGTTAACGATCTATATAACATGATCAAAGTTCCCCCACTCAAAACTGTAATTAAGAATATTCAGGGCGATAAAGTAGTATTTGTGGGTCAAGAAGAATCCAGCCCCAACTATGATGCTCCTGAGAGCGACGACAAGAAAACTGTTGCTCAAATGGCCAAAAGAGCTATGAAAACTTAACCATAACTGTTGCTTTTGTATAGCATATCGTGTAACATAAAAAATAATGAAAAAAGAAATAACGATTTCTCACTTAGTGGTTAACGGGTGTAGTTTTACCTATTGTGAGGGATTGGACAGTCCTGCCACACAAGGATGGCCTGCTTTACTCGCACAAAAGTTAGGCGTTCCAGTTGTAAACATTGCTTTAGGTGGAACTAGTAACTTTAGAATCTATCGCAAATCTGTGGATTATTTCTTTAAGGACACGGGTAGCAATCCATTTTATATTATAGGCATGACTTCATGCACTCGCTTAGAGCAATATCTAAGAAAGCGTAATGATTACGTTGCTCTCAATTTAATCGGTAAACCCCCTAGTCAATTTTGGGAAGCACAATTATTGAGTCTGTTGCGAAATAATTCAGATCCTCTTATATTAGCAAAGCAAAAATTAGATATTTGGTTATCTATAATCAATCTGTTTAAAGCAAATAACATCAATTATCTTACAGTTGATATGCTTGCCAATGGCCAAGATATTGATAATGAGCTTAATCAATTACATCCAAAATTGTTTGACTATACGATGAATGATTATAATCATGTCAAGGACTATTTGGACTTTAACGGGACTTTAGGTAAGTTGCCTTGTGGACATGATGATGCAGTTGCACAAGTATCAATTGCTGAATATCTATACAACCAATTAACTGATAGGTATAACGTTACAGTTGAACCATCTGAATACCTAAAAATTAAAGACTTCTACACACAATCAGAACAAACATGGGCCCGCAATTTGGGCCGCGGAGACTGGATATTATAATGTTAACAGCAAAATTCCCCTACGCTGAAATGAAGCGTGAAACAACTACTGAAGGACGTAAGTATGTCGCCCCTGACGGCGAGAAACTTCCAAGTGTCACTACGATTCTTGACGCAACCAAACCACTAGAAGCAAAGAAAGCATTGATTGAATGGCGTCGCAGAGTGGGCGAACAAAAAGCTAAAGAAATTACAGCCGAAGCAGCCGGAAGAGGCACCAGAATGCATAAGTATCTTGAGAACTATGTTCTTAAAGGAGAAACTGGTGAGCCCGGAAGCAATCCGTATAGCAAGCAATCACATACGATGGCGCATACAATCATATCTCAAGGCTTATCCAACTGCCCCGAGTTCTGGGGCACGGAAGTATCTCTATATTTTCCTAAAGTTTATGCTGGGACCACGGACTTAGTTGGCATGCATGGTAGCGACGAAGCTATCATGGACCACAAGCAGACTAACAAACCCAAGAAGCGTGAATGGATTGAGGACTATTTCTTGCAGCTAACAGCATATGCAAACGCTCACAATGAAGTCTATGGCACTAAGATTCGCAAGGGTGTAATCTTTATGTGCAGTGCCGACAATCAATATCAAGAGTTTATCGTAGAAGGTAATGAGTTTGATACTTGGTCAGACCGTTGGTGGAAGCGAGTAGAGGAATACTACACCAAGTTCCTCTAACCAAGCATAAATAAGTGTATTCAGTAGGTAAAGAATACACTTATGGCAATTATCCAAATTTCAAAGATTCAGCAACGTTCCGGTAATCTAGTTGACTTACCTCAACTAGACGAAGCAGAGTTTGGTTGGGCAAGTGACGCTAAGCGTCTCTTTATCGGTAAAACCACCCCCAACGAAAATATTGAAGTATTGACTTCATACTCTCAGATTAATTACAGCCAACTCAATGGTTCGGTTGGTAATTTAAATATCAGTAACGTTACGGTTGCTGATGGGCAAGTCTTAACATTTGACGGAAACAATTGGGTCAATCGCGGCGGCGATGCCGGCGGCTTGATCACATTAGGCGATGCATCTAATGTGAAGATTACGGGCGGCGCAATCGGTTATGTTCTTGAGACTGATGGTTTGGGTAATTTGTCTTGGACACCTAAATCAACTGTTATCGCTTTTATTCAGAACGTTACTACTGCTAATCCAGCTGTAGTCACTACCACGCAGGACAACTTCTTTACTGACGGCGCAGAAATCACAATCACAAATGCAGCAGGAATGACTGACCTAAATGGTAATACTTATTATGCTAATGTATTAACGTCTAATACTTTCTCACTGTACAGTGATCCTAGCTTAACTACCCCGGTAAATTCTATTGCATTTACTAATAACACATATTCTTATACTACTGCAACTTCCACATCTGCGTCAACTAATAGAGTTACAATAGGTAACTCAGCAGTATTCAATCTAAACCAAGAAGTTCTTTTCTTGGGAGATTTGAGTACTAGTGGACTAGAAAATAATGTTTCATACTACATTAAAGCTAAGCCTAGCGGAACAACGATTACTGTATCAGAAGAATTATTAGCAAATGGTGTAGCAGGTAACATTAAAGTGCTAGCTACGGCTACGTTGACCGGAGCTAATGTATATGCTACCGGAGGCCGCGCAATTGCATCCGTATCATCGGGCGGAGGCGGCAGCGGTGCAGCAGGTTCAAACACTACAGTACAATTTAACAACAGTAATTTGTTAGATGGCGATGCCGACTTTACTTGGAACTTTGGAGCAAGTCCTAAGGTACTAGGCATTGTAGGCAATGCTAACGTTGGAAACTTGAATGCGTCAGGTATTGTAACTTCAACTCAGATGATATCAAACATTGCTACTGGCACAGCACCACTAACAGTCACTTCTACTACTCGTGTAGCAAACTTAAATGTTTCATATGCCAACGTGTCTGATTTTGGAGTAGTAACTGCCCAAACTACAGGAACTTTCTTCCCAGTATTTGTGAATAGTAGTTCTACTGGAAACAGAGCATTAGCTGCCAACGCAAACTTATCTTTTAATGCTGCAACTGGTGCGCTATCAGCAACACTATTAGCCGGCACACTCACTACAGCAGCACAACCTAATATTACTAGTGTTGGTACGTTAACTACACTTGCTGTTTCAGGTACTACTGGTGTAGTGTCTACAGATTCCTCAGCCGCTGCTTCAATTACTAAGATAATAAGAGCGGTAAATGGTACTCAGGATATTGCACTTATTCCTAGAGCGGGTGCCGGATCATACAATACCTTGACCGCAGCAGACGATACATTAATTACTTTTGGCAACTCGTCTGCTATAGGAAATGCAAACTTAACTATTGCTCCTTGGGCAAGCGGAAACACTGGTATTAGAATACAATCAGTATCAAATACTGCTACTATTTTCTTAAACGCTACTAACACCAATGTCAGTGCGGCTTTAAACGTAGCCGGTACAATAACTGCCCCTGCATTTACTGCTAATACAGGTGTGTTTACGGGCAATGGTAGTGGTCTATCTGCGTTGAATGCAAGTAATATTTCAACAGGAACTCTTGCTCAAGCAAGACTAGCGAATGCAAGTGTAACTTTAGGTAGCACGGCGTTGACGTTAGGTTCTACCGTTACAACTGTTGATGGCCTATCTAGTGTCACTTCTACTACATTCGTTGGTTCACTGTCAGGCGCTGCAACAACTGCTGGTACAGTAACAACAGCAGCACAGCCAAACATCACAAGCGTTGGTACATTAACATCATTGGGTGTTAGTGGTAATATCACTGCTGCAAACATTACTGCAAATACTGGTGTATTCACTGGTAATGGTAGTGGCTTGAGTGCAATTGCCGGCGCAAATGTTACCGGTACAGTAAGCTCAGCAACTACCGCAGGCACAGTAACAACGGCAGCACAGCCTAACATTACCTCAACCGGTACGCTATCAAGTCTTACTGTATCAGGTAAAACTAGTATGACTTCTACTAGCAATGCACTTGAAATAGGAGGTTATACTCAAATTGGTGGCGCAAGTAGTGCAGTGGGTATCAGATTTACCGGCGGCGGCACATTATATGGTTTGGCCCTGCAGCCAACAGTTGACGTTACTAACCTAATGACGTTCTTCAATGCTGCAAGCACCCCGGTTGGCTCCATCACACAAACAGCAAGTAATGTTACTTTCAATGGATTGGTTGCGGGCGCTAATGTAACGGGTACTGTATCAAGTGCCACTAGTGCAACTACTGCCGGTACTGTGACAACAGCAGCCCAACCTAATATCACGAGTGTTGGTACACTCACCTCATTAAATGTAAGCGGCGCGCTAACTACAACGAACATCACTGCTGGTGCAAACACTACAGCCGGCACAATTACAGGTAACTGGACACTGACTAGTGGTTCCAGACTGCAAGCTACCTACGCTGACCTTGCAGAATACTATGAAGCCGATGACATTTATACTCCGGGTACCGTATTAATGTTCGGGGGCGAAAAGGAAGTCTCTCTAGCAGAAGACGAAACTAACAGAGTAGCCGGTGTCGTATCTACCAACCCAGCCTATGTAATGAACTCTACATGTCCAGGATTATTAACTGCAATTGCGCTACAGGGTCGTGTACCATGTAAAGTTCGCGGAAAGATTACTAAGGGTGATATGCTTGTTTCAGCCGGCAGTGGCTTCGCAAAATCAAATATGTCCCCGTCAATCGGTACAGTTATTGGTAAAGCATTACAAGACTTTGATGGTCATGAGGGCATAATTGAGGTCGCAGTAGGTAGACTATAATGGCAACTATTACTATCACCGTTCAAAGCTTATTGAACGCGGGACAGTTTGATGAGTATACAGTCAGTGATGGTATTACCGTTGCCACATTAAAATCTACCATTGACACTGCGACCGGTACTGATTCAACTTGGTATAATGTCAATTTTAATGAAGAAGTGTTAGATGATGCCAACACTCTTGTTAGTTATAATATCATAGATGGTTCTGTTTTAGGCACTGGTAATTTAATAGGCAGACTCCCTACATTACAGGACAGACAACTTGCTAAATTAGATTTGGCAACACTAGACAGAACACAAGATGGCAATCCATATAATGTTTACGATATTACAGAATTGCCCTCACAGTATATAGGAAACGTTTCTACTCCTAACCCACACCCATTGGGACTACTTGAAGGTAGACCCTGGGCTCCTTAATTTTTCGCAATAAAGATAAATACATTACACGTTCTCAACAAGTGAGAACGTTTATGCAGAACCCACTGCGTAGCGGCTAGAACCCGCAACTATAAGGAGAAAACAAATGGGTCGTCCACTAAAGATTGCCAAAGCACAGGCAGTCATCACAATCACAAACACAACCAACTCTACTGATTTAGTTACAACCAATGCAAACTTCACTAATCTTGGTATTATTGCAGGTATGCCCTTCGTAACTGCAACTAACATCGGTGGCCTAGTAGCTGGTACATTGTACTGGATTCTTAAGGTAGTGAACGCTGGCAACAACAGCACATTCACTGTTTCTGAAACTCCACTTAATGCTAACCCAACCAGTACTCCAAAAGACTTGTCAACCGCATCAGGCACAGTTTCAACAACTGTTGCTCCTGTTGATATGTATTTCAACAATCCACTTGGTCCACAATGGCCAGCAACAAACGCAAACACTTACTCAGTAGTTGGTGGTAACACTGCACTATTCGGTAAGCAAGTACTTTGCAATGTTGCTATTGGTCAGAATGGAGAAGGTACTCTATATGCATCTGATTCAAGCAACGTAGTAGGTGGCTTAGGTACTGACTTAGGCAACGTTGCAGCAGGTTCAGTAATTCAGTATGTTGCTGCTAACGGTCAACCAGTAACCCTAGGTTATGTTGACACTGCAACCGGTCTTGCAAACATTGAAATTTCAAATGCAACCGCAACTGGCAACTTCTTGACTACTGTAGGAAACGCACAGACATTGACTGCAAATCTTCCAGTCGTGCTAACTGCTGATATCGGTGGCTTAAGTGCCGGAACTACTTACTTTGTTAAGGCAATTCCTAACGCATCTGCATTCACCGTGTCATTGGCACCAGGCGGAGCAAATGTTGGATTGTCTAACGAAGATGCAGAATCATATGCACTTCAGGATACTACACTTCTCGTAAATGATGCAAGTGCAAATCTTTCTGGAGCAGCATATATCTATGCAACCCCGGAAGCAGGTTACATTGTTCGTCAAAAGGGCAAGCAAAAGTATCTCGTTACAGGAACAACCACTGGTCTAACCGGTGCTTGCTTCACTGCTAACGTTGCTAATGCTGCATTGACTCCAAACACAATGACAATCACTGCAACTTATGCTAACAGTGCAACTGTTAAGGTTCAGAGCTTGAGCGATCACACTGCTGAATTGTTCACTGCAACCTCAGGTCCAGTTGCAACAGGTAACATTGTATTGCAGAATGCTAACCCGGCATTCTCAACCTTCAATGCTGCCGCTGCTGCAAACGTAGCAAATGCACAGCCTTACCCAATTGTACAAATTGGCAACGCATAAGGAATAAACGATGGCTCAGACTAGTACGGTTCAAAAACTTAAGCAGACTGAGACCGAAATTGCGGTCCTTCAGGTTCAGTATACTCATTTAAACGAAAAAGTAGATGATTTAAAAGCTGACCTGAAGGACTTCCGCGATCACATTGACACTCATATGGCAAACATTAACACCGCCATTGAAAATGCTAAAACTCATTTTGAAGAAACACTCACCACTTTACAAGAAGAAAACAAAACTCAGCACGGTGAACTTGAAAAGAAAGTAACTGCTCTAGAAAAGTGGCGCTGGATGATGATGGGTGCAGGCATTTTAGCAGGCGCATTGGGCTGGCCTGTTATATCCAAAATGCTTGGTATGTAATCAAGTAAGACTATTCAACTTTTCAATTACAATATCAATATTCACTGTAGAAAACAATCCGGGGTGTAATGGCTTTGGATATTGCCCTGAGCGTACCCAAGCATACCCGCAGTGTTCGTTATTCAGTATAGGAATGAATTCATTTTCTACCTGACAGAAGAACGTATGATATGTGAAGCTACCATTTGTGAACTTTTGTATAGGAATTAGTTTCATTCCAGGATCAATAAAACCCATTTCTTCCATACATTCTCGTTTGACACCATCTGCTAATGTCTCATCAACTTCAATACCTCCTCCAGGAATGCTCCATGTAGGGTTCTGCTTGTCGGTACGTAGTAAATATAAAAAGCTGTTAGTTGATTGACTGTAGAAGAATACGCCGGCTGCTTGTTTTGTCATATTAAATTACAATACTATAGTCGCCTTCATTGTACCAGCCTTCATACGATTTGACCCACATGCCTTCTTGCGGTACATATCTATATTGTATGCTTGTAGTTAGATTAGTCACAAACTCTACTGTAGTGGCTTCTTCTGCGGAAAACACTACTTCCCACTCTCCGCTAGTTGAATTGTATTCAATAATATCATTGGCTTGAGCAACTAAATTGCCCCACGCAGTAGTTTCGTCGCCCTCAAACCCAATATCTTCAACTATTAAATATCTAACATTTGGCCACGGCCCCGGCAATCCAGCATTAGGACCGGTCAACTGGGGATTAATAATAGCATTGATTGGATCAAGCGTATTTTGCGGTAGAGTATCTGGGTCAATATTATAGATTAAGAATCTATCATCAACTGGATTAGGAACAATTGTGCCTACAATATCATCTTCCATATATGGATTTTGTAACCATATTTGACTAATACCGGGTTTAATTGCCCCATAGACGTTTAACAAACTTGTCCAATATAAATCTGTATTTGGATTTACCGGTTGCTCTAATGAACTATTAGGCGGGTAAAATGCAGTGGCTTGAGGCAATAATTGTAATTGATTGCCTAACAGCAATACTTTGTATCCATATGGACTAATCTTTTGTCTAGTACCCAATAATAAATCTTCATCTTGAATATCGTCCAGCGCAGATCCTTTGAAAATACTAGCAATGACTTTGTGGATGACTCCCATCTTCTTGAGCTTACTGGCAGTAGTTAGCCATATGGGCATGTAGAACTTCCAAGTTAGTATGTCTATTGGATTTCCAGTGCCTTGTGGGATTTGTCTACTAGTAAAAGTTAATCCGTCTTGGAATACTGCACTCAGAGAAGTCCAGTCAACAAAGTTATCAGTACTTTGAAGTTCTAATGCTGGGTTGAATAATGTTCCCAACTGTTCAATAATTTCTAACTTCTGTTGATAATTTGTAGTCCAAAAATCAACAGTAATACGCAACGTATATGGAACTGGCATCAATCTTTCAACTGTAAATGCTTGACCTTGCGTAGTTTCATAACTCTGAGTTTCGGGATTATATGCTCGTTGTCTAACATTTACTTTATCAACAAACGTAGGCTCTTGCGTCCACTTTTGATTATACTCTAGTCCGCTGATATAATATGTAATCAACGGAGCACTTGGTAAATTGCTTGCCGAGTTATTAGCAATAATCGTTGATGCTTGTCTAGAGCTATCTCCATACATAATTGGCACACGAACAAGAATATCATTTCCGTTTGGATCCTTGCCCTTAGTAACATACCAGTTACTAAAGATTTTAGCAAACTGAATTAAGAACCTTCTTATCTGATTGTCGTAAAAATACTGTGCCATCTATTATACTTCCGGGGGTATTGGGTCAAGAGCAGGCCGCAACACAGACGACAGTGGTTGTGCTTCGGGTACAACTTCTCCCGCATTATTTAGATAGATTTCGCCCTGGTTGTTAATAAAGCCTGACAACAATGAAGTGTCTTCCGCAGTAAATCCAGTATCAGTTCTTACATTTTCACTTATACGAATCCATAATTTACCGTCCCAACGATATAATAACTGCGGCATATAGTCAATGCGTAAGAAATAGTCACCCACTTGTGGATTCTGTGGGAAACTTATTCCAGCTCCGACGGGGAATCCATTTGGTGCAGTACCGTCACCGGTCATGTATCCTGCACTATAACCGAACGTTCTAGGACTTGACCTAGTGATATATTGGAATCTAGGATCGCAGTCTGCACGATAATCCATCTGCTGAGTGATATCACCTGTAAAGCCAGGCTGCGTCGGGTCTTGGTCAGCCGTTGAGTAAGTGTTATCAGCAGTACCATATGGACCAGTAATAATTCCTAATGATTGCACTGCTAATGACTTAGTAGTTTCTACTGATCCGGATCCGCTTTCGGTGCGAACAGGAGCTTCTTCTACCATATTCAAGCTAGCTTGAACAAACTTGTCTAGCTTGTCCTCTATATCCATGTCAGCAGTCATATCCCAAATGCTAGTTAATACTTCTTTTTTAATCTTTATACCAACACTAGGATTCTTATATTTTTGACTACGCATAAACACCACAGTTCCTTCTACTGGAATTGCAGTTCCGGTATTGCTTGAAGTGATAACATCAACAGGCGGGGCAGGCTGGTTGGTCTTATCTGACAATACATTGTTAGACTCGTATCTTCCATATGTAGGTACTACATATAGCTTACTCGTATCATAACCTGCTTTAGGAACGATTCGCTTGGCTTCTTCAAGCTGTGCATTATTGATTGCTATATTCTTGTTATAGGTTGACAGAATATCAGCAAGGTTGCCGTTCTCAATCTCTTTCCAATATGTTGGATTAGGTGGTGTGACACCCGCCGGGACCTCAATGATAGATTCATAGAGCTTATCACCAAAGTTAATTGTGTAGCCCGGCGGATATGTTTTATCCTTATCCCAATTGCCAAGATAGTTGTCTTGATTGATTGGTTCTTTAAGAATGTCACTAAACTCTTGGCTGTTGACAAGAGGTTCGCATTTGATACGCCATAGATGAGGATACCAAGTTTGCGTAAAGCCTTCACTCGCATAGTTTGCATCGGTGATTTGATAGAATCGCTTCAATGCAACAGGAATAGTCTCATTAAGAGGATTATAGTCTAGCAAGTGCGGTAGTTCCAGTACGTCACCGACCATAAGTTTTCTACCTACAATGTCTATCATATCATTGTAGTGGACAGTGATAAAGATTATATCATTATTCAGGAACAAACCAAATTGGCTTAAGTCAAAGTCTAGATTCTGAACATTGTAGTGACCGCGTAAGCGATAGATGTTCTTGTCATATACTCTATCGCGGTTCTCTAAGAACAGCAAGTCTTGGATGTTTAGTGGATCCAAAGCATCATAATTGGGCTGCGTGAAGTCTGTAGAAGTGTTTCCTGTCTGAGGACCTAAATACTTGTGAATATACAGATCGGTACCTCCGACAGTCAATTGCTCGGAGATAGTTCTGTCTAGAAAACGATAATCGTCTTGCTTA